GCAACCTAAGTAAGTTTGCTGGCATACAAATGCCTGGTGGTGTTACACTTGATGGAGTAAGAATTATGCAAGAAGCACAAGCAGAATTAGATAAAATTGAAGAAGAAATGTACACAATGAGTAGTTTGCCAAGTGAGATTTTGACTGGTTAATAATGGCAACAAATGTTTATTTTAATCCATTTCCACTCAATCAAATAACTTCCGAGCAACTGCTCGTTGAAGATTTATTGATTGAAGCCTTAAAAATTTATGGCATGGATGTTTATTATCTTCCTAGGTCTAGTGGAGATGTAGTAGATTATATCTATGGTGAAGATTCGAATAAACAATATACTTCTGCATATCCAATTGAGTTGTATTTGGAAAATGTTACCGGCATGGACGGTGAACAAGATTTTATTTCTAAATTTGGTTTAGAAATTCGTGATGAAATAACATTATTAGTCTCTCGTAGAAGATTTGCTGCAACAGTACCGCAAAGTAGGCCAAATGAAGGTGATTTAATATATGTACCTTTGATACAAAACTTCTTTGAAATTACTTTTGTAGAACACGAAAATGATCAAGCAATGTTCTACACATTAGGCCGTGGCCGTGGTGCCAACGTCTATGTGTATGCATTAAAACTTAAACAACTTGTATTCTCCAATGAATTAATATCTACAGGTATTACAGAAATTGATGATCAAATTAGAGATGCATATCCAAGAACACGAATTTCATTGACCAGTGGTAATGGTACTTTTGTCAATGATGAAATTGTTTATCAAGGTGTTGCTTTGTCAAATGCTTCTGCACAAGGCATTGTTCACACATTTACCAAAAATACACACATTGATATAATTCGCACACAAGGAACATTTGTGTCTGGCTCAGTTAAGGGCAATACAAGTAATGCATTGTGGACAATTAATACTATTTCTGATACAGTCACCATGAATACTGCCTTTGAAGACATTGTTGATAATGCTAGAATTGAGGCAGAGGCCGATGGCATTATGGACTGGACAGAAACAAACCCATTTGGTACTGATTAAATATGCTAGGTCAACCACACTTTTACAATAGAACCATTCGCAAATTGGTGGTGGCGTTTGGCTCTTTGTTTAACGATATTCAAGTTGTTCGTTATAACAAAGATGTTAATATTCCTGGTCAAATTTTTAAAGTACCATTGTCATATGGTCCAAAAGAAAAATACCTAACTCGTATTACCAGTGATCCCGATTTAACAAAGTCTATTCAAACAATTGTACCTAGAATTTCGTTTGAGATGACAGGCATGTCATATGACCCTAGTAGAAAAAAAATGTCTACTATTCAAAACTTTGGCCTAGATTCAAATAATAGTTTAGTAACACAATTTGCACCTGTACCGTATGACTTTGATTTTTCATTGTCAATCTATGTAAGAAATACTGAAGATGGTACTCAAATTATTGAACAAATTTTACCATTCTTTACACCTGATTTTACTGTAAGTGTGAATTTTATTCCGTCACTAAGTCAAAAATATGATTTGCCCATTAAATTGGAATCTGTATCAACAAGTATTGACTATGAAGGTGACATGTCAACCACTCGTTTGATAATGTGGGATCTGACATTCACACTCAAGGGTTATATTTGGCCTCCAGTTAAGTCCAATACAGCTCAAGGTTTAATTGGTACATATAGTACATCAGCAGCTGCATATGGTTTTGCTAAATCAAATATTTTCATTGACACAAATGTGCGTGATTCACAAAAAGTTTATGTGAACTATGCAACTGGTAATAATGTGTTTACTACAGGTGAAACTATCCGTGTTGAAGACAAAGACATTACTGGCAAAGTTGTTTATTTTAGTAACACAGTTAGTGGTATTTTGGTGTTGAGTGATTTGAGTAAACTTGTTTCTGCAAATGATGTGGTTACTGGTGACTATTCGCAAGCTAAATATAAAGTAACAGCTACTGAAAACTCTTTAGTATTGGCTTCTAAAGTTGTAGTACAAGCAAACCCATTAAACTCTGCACCAGATGACCAATACGGATTTACTGATACGATTACTGAATGGCCTAATACTTTGATATGAACAAATTGAATCAAACTCTTTCTGAAGTTTTAGATGTTGAGCCTATTGGTTCAACAGAACTTCTTCCTGCAACACCAGTTACTAAAGTAGATGATGATGCCGACTTTGCTCGTGAGAACATTCGTACCTTAATTGAAAAAGGTAATCTTGCTGTTGACGGCATCTTACATGTAGCAAAAGAATCTGAACACCCAAGAGCATATGAAGTTGCAGCTAATCTAATCAAAAACTTGTCTGATTTAAACAAAGACTTGATGGAAATTCAAAAACGTAAAAAAGATTTGGCACCACAATCACAAAGAAGTGGTGATATCAATGTTGACAAGGCAGTATTTGTTGGATCAACTACAGAGCTAGTCAAGTTTTTAAAGAGTAATAAATAAGGAATTATAATGGAACAATTAATTGAACAACTCAAAGTAATTTTAGGTACCAATTTTGGTCTTTATCTAAAGTCTCACAATTACCATTGGAATGTGGAAGGAAATGATTTTCCACAATATCACCTATTCTTAAATACTTTTTATAATGAAGTATTTTTACAGAACGATTTAATTGCAGAGCATATAAGATATTTGGATGCATATGCACCAGGTTCATTTAGTAGATTTATGGAGTTATCCGCTGTTGAGGATTCTACAACGGTGCCAGATCCATTAACAATGATGATTACCTTAAAAGATGATAATGACAAATACATTATGCAACTTCGTGCTGGTATTATTTTAGCAGAACAAGCTGGTGAACCTGCGGTGTCAAATTTCTTACAAGAACTTTTAGGTGCTCATCAAAAGAAAGCATGGATGCTACGTAGCACGATTAAATAATGTCTGATGCTGGCTACCTAGGTAATGCAAGTTTAAAAAAACTTGGTGTTGAGATATCATATACAGAAGAACAGATTGCAGAAATTGTAAAGTGTTCTAATGATCCAGTATACTTTATTAAAACGTATGTAAAGATTGTCAATGTTGACCATGGCTTGGTTGATTTTGATATGTGGCCATTTCAAGAAGAAATGGTGCAACAGTTCCATGAAAATCGATTCTCACTATGCAAAATGCCACGCCAAGTTGGCAAAACAACCACAACTGTTGGTTATATGTTGTGGAGTATACTATTCAATATAGATTATAAGGTTGCAATTTTAGCTAATAAAGGTTCTCTTGCTCGAGAAATCTTAGGCCGATTGCAATATGCCTACGAATATGTTCCTATTTGGTTACAACAAGGTATCAAAGTATGGAATAAAGGTAACATAGAACTTGAAAATGGTTCTATGATTTATGCATATGCGACTTCTGCTTCTGGTGTTCGTGGTGGTACATACAACTTAATCTTTCTTGATGAGTTCGCTTTTGTGCCACATAATATGGCATCTGAATTCTTTCAATCAACATACCCTGTTATTTCATCAGGTAAAACCACAAAAGTTATTATAGTTTCAACGCCTAACGGCTTGAATATGTTTTATAAAATGTGGACAGATGCTATTGAAAAAAGGTCAACTTATAAGGCCATTGAGGTGCATTGGTCTATGGTTCCAGGCAGAGATGAAGCTTGGAAAGAAGAAACTATTAGAAACACCAGTGAAGAACAGTTTAGAGTGGAGTTTGAAACTGAGTTTATTGGTTCATCTGCCACTTTAATTTCTGGTGTTAAACTAAGGGCTTTGACATTCTTTAATCCAATCCATTCAGAAGAAGGTTTGGACATATATGAAAAAGCACAGCCTGGACATATGTATATTTGTACAATTGATTGTGCAGAGGGTGTAGAACAAGACTATTCTGCCATTAATGTTATTGATGTGACGCAAGTTCCATATAAACAAGTTGCCAAATATCGCAATAATAAACTGCCTTTATTGTTTTTTCCAACCATTATATACTCATTGTGTAGAAGATATAATGATGCTTATGCTTTAATTGAAACTAACAATGTTGGCCAACAAGTCGTTGATATTCTGCATTATGATCTGGAATACGAGAACATATATAAGCTAGAACACCATCACATTAAGGGACAGTCAATTTCAGGTGGGTTTAAACGATCAACATCTTTTGGTATTAAAACAACCAAAACTGTTAAGAAAATTGGATGTGCCAACTTAAAAACTTTAATTGAAGCTGATAAGTTAATTATTAATGATTTTGATACTATCGCTGAGCTGACTACATTTGTCAGAGTAAGAGACAGTTATCAGGCAGAAGAAGGTAATAATGATGATTTGGCTATGGGTCTGGTGTTATTTGCTTGGTTGGCGGCACAAACATATTTTAAAGAAGCTACTAACATTGATATCCGTAGATACATGTTGGAAGAACAAAATATGCTTGTAGAAGAAGACTTGGCACCAGTTGGAATCATAGATGATGGTCGCCGTGAAGAAGTCCTAGTGGACAGCGGCGATGTGTGGACTGAAAGAGGCTATCTATCCTCAAGGTTCTAAAAAACTAAATAGAGTATTAATTATAAATATAATTGACCCAATAACAATAAGGAGAAATCCATGGCATTTCAGCTATCACCTGGGGTAAATGTATCAGAAATCGATCTGACCACAATCGTCCCTTCCGTTGCCACCTCAATTGGCGCTATCGCTGGACAGTTTGCTTGGGGTCCAGTTGGTGAAGTCATTACCGTTTCTGACGAGGTTCGCCTTGTTGACCGTTTCGGTAAACCTGACTCTACAAATTATGAATACTGGTTCTCAGCCGCAAATTTTCTTGCGTATTCTAACAACCTCAAAGTAGTCCGTGCGGCTAACACAACAACAACATTGAATGCTTCCGCTAACGGTACAGGCGTGTTGATTAAAAATAATGATGATTATGAAGAAAATTATTCTTCTTCCAATACAAGTCTTGGTATTGTTACTGCGAAATGGGCTGGTGATTTAGGAAACTCACTTAGAATTTCTATTTGTGCTTCATCAGCTGCTTTCTCATCCAACTTAACAGTTACAGACACACTTAGATCCAATGCTGTTGCTTCTGGTGAAACTACTATTAACATTAATGGTAGTGCCAATGCTGCAGCTAATTTGCAATCTGGTGATTTAGTTTCTGTTGACGGTGGCACAAGTTACATTCGTGTTGCATCTGTTAATGCTACTGCAATTATTGTTGCATCAGCACCTGGTACTGTAACAGTAGGTTCTCCAATCCTTCGTAAATGGCAATATGCTGATAACTTTGGCGTGGCTCCAGGAACATCCGATTACGCAACTGCTGCTGGCGGATCTAATGATGAAATGCACGTTATTGTTGTTGATGAAGATGGCGGTTTCTCCAACGGTGTTGCTAACACAGTTCTTGAAAAATTTGAATTTGTTTCAAAAGCATCTGATGCTAAATCTGGCGATGGTACTACAACATATTATGTTAATGTATTAAATCAAAGATCACGATATGTTTGGTGGGCTTCTCACGTAAATGGTAATTCTAACTGGGGTACTACTGCGGCAGGAAGAACATATGATGCTGCAAACGGAATGAGAAATCCTCACTA